GGCGAAAGTTATTCTTGAAATCTCCTTTCGTCCGAATGAGGCAGAGTAGATGGAACAGTCCAGAACACCATACGAACAGAGCTTCAGATAGTTCTGTTCGAGTATCTCCTTACTTGGCTGGAATACCAGCGTGTGCCCTTCAAGACGGCTGGCGATGTCGGCAATCACAAGACTCTTACCGGCTCCGGTAGGCAGTACCATGATGGCATTGTTCTTCTTGGCTCTGTTAGCAAAGAAGCTGACCGCTGCATTACTGGCCTTCTGCTGATAATCCCGTAAAACATAACTCATAATCCTTTCTCCTTACTCAGTTTGTCTCCCAAAGCCTTGTAATACTTGGTGAGTTCTATTAATTCAAAATCAGTCCATTTCTTCGCCTGGCTTGCTCTCCATGCCAGCTTGTCGAATCGTAGCTGGCCGATTTTAGCTTTCAGGTTCTTTTCATATTGTATCAGATGGTCGGCACTGAATCGGTTGCACGCCCGGCATTCTGCGTGGGCGTTGTCCTCGTCAAAGCGTGTGGCCATGTGGCGGCGCGAATGGAAGTGTCCGCAATCGGCCTGTTCGTATGGCTTTATCTGGCCGCATGATATACAGCGGAAATACCCGTTCGGCATACAATCACGAAGCCGGATATAGCGGCTGAAAACTTTGTCGAGTTTGGCCACTAAATCCGGCTTCTTCTTAATCTTGATACCTGCCTTGTCAAATAACGGTAAAGGCTTTTCTTTCTTCTTTGTTTTTCTTTTTATGTAATATGGCATTATTAAATTATAAATTTAAGAAGGGGCATATCCTTCCCAAAAAGAAGTGTAATGTGTCTAATTTTAACTTAATCA